TACCCTTTGCGAAGGATTTAGCCGATTGCATTGCATCAGAATAAGACTTATGATAAATCTCATATGTTGGAACACCTTTTCTTTCGATCACATATTTCTTATATGCTTTCTGAATCGCAGATGGTGTCATTGTTAATTCAATATTTGCTTCGGCAATGAAAGAATCCACATTTTCAACAGATTCGCCCAATGATAGTTCAACAACCTTGCGTAAACGAAGAGTTTCAAGTGAAACAGATTCAGACATCATTTCTTCTCCTTCTGGTCTCTTCTTTGTATTGCTTGGATAATAGATCTTTACTGGATTATTGGTGATAAAGATAAGTTCCCCATCAGCATCCAATCCTGCGATTGTATGATTGCCCATCTTAGCTTTTAAATCATTGAGTGGGCCGAGCTTGATCGAACCAGGTCTTACAGCAGAGATAAGGGGCTTGAGATTATATTTCTTGATAAGTCTTTCTCTAGTCTTATTTGCACGAGGAGTATCAACACCTTTAACTCTTAACCAATCCTTTTCAAGTGTTGCGAATGGCGCCTTTGCTTCTTCAAGAGAAACTTCTTCATTCATATCGGCAACTTCTGGTTGCTTCTTAATAAATCTTACGATATGGGGCTCAAGTGGATAAATGATTTCGTCACCCTTTATTCTACGATCCCATGTGTAACCACTAAACTTATTCTTAAGCTTCTTAATGAGTCTCTTGGCTGCAGCAGGCGTATGAGCTTTAAGTCTATTGTTGTATTCAACAAGCTCAGTGGATTCAAGCTTAGCTAACTTAGATTTAAGCATCTTGATATACTTATCTTTTCCACCGTATTGTTTAATCATCTCAGGCGATGGTTTCTTAATCAAGGCCTTTATAGATTTAATATCAAGATCTTTATCAGATGCTTCTTCAAGATCAGTGGATTCATTATAAGCCGGTTTGATTGCAAGAAGTCCTTGTTTACTTTTTGGAACTTTAAGTTTATTGATTGCAAATTGTTTTGCACCCCAAAGGTCTTTTGCATCTTTTTTGGTGATTTCTAATTTCTTTCCTTTAAAGATTGCGATCCAACCATCAGCTTCTTCAATTTCCTCTTCTTCTTTACCTTTAGCATATTCAAGTTTCTTTAACTTCTCCTTGAATTCCTTTGTGCGAGCATCTAAACCCTCTTTGAGATTTCTCTTTTTCAACTCCATCTGAAGTGCCTTGAGAACAGGTTTTGCTGCGGATCTACCAACATTCTTAAAGATACCAAGTAGGTCTAGAAGATCATCATCCGAAAGTTTAGCATAGTCTGATGCTGATGCTTCTGTTAGAGCTGAAATAATATCATCGATATCTTCAGACTCCTTCATATTCTTTGTGATCTTATCAACCACATCTTTCTTCAGCTTGACCTTATAGGTCTTATCACCTAATTTAAATTCCTTTTTGCCGTCTTTAGCGGCTTGTGCCAAAGCTCCCATAAATGCTGGCACATCTTCATCAATGACTTCTTTAGGTATAAATTTTTCTCTTTTCATAGTTTTCCCATTAATTGTTTGACCTGGAGTATCTTTTTTATATTTATAAGAAAGCTCATTTGTACCGTAATCTCCAGCACCACTTTCTACAGTAAATTTTTGATTAGTTGTTTTAAAATCCTTTTTTCTCATTATTGTCTTAGCAACCAAATCTAATTCTCCATTCTTATCGATCTGAAGAACAAATGGCATATTGATATCTGTCTGCATATCTTTAATGACTGCTTGAGCATCAGCGCCAAGATTTGAAATCTTATTTCCATATTTCTTAAATGATTGCTTGAAGAGTCTTGTTAATTCAGCCTGGGTGATGTTTTTCTTATTACGAGCATCATTTAATCTATCTAGAAAGTGTCGAGTGAATTCAATATCTAGACCAACTTTAGACCATAGCTTATCCGCAAACCTTTCAATGGTATCTAACTGTTTTTTTGTAATCATTCCAATCCTGCTTCTCTTCTTGCTGAATAATAGGCAGCCAAAGCCATTTTAATTCTTTCATCTTTAGTCTTGCCTTTAAATTGAGGAGCATCGGATTTTACGAAATCATCGATCCATGTTGAAGCATCTGCTTTTGGATCAAGAACTTCTTTCAATGGTGGTTCGTGAACCCAGCCTTTATCTGCCATTCTCTCATGGTCTTCTGGTTTCTCTGCCCATTCTTTTTCACCTGTTTCTGGATCATACATCCAGTGTGGTTTAAAGTCTGCAGCTTCAGCAATGTATTGTTTAAAGTTTAGCATTACTTTACCTTCGCGGCCAAATCTTTATCTGCTCCACCCCAAGTACCTTTACTTTTAGTGGCAAATGAATTTACTCGTGCATGTCCCCATTGCTCTGGTGTTGTACCCGGTCTATGACCAGTTTTCCAAGCGGCTACTCCACGATTATAAACTTTTTTTAAGATACTAAAAGGAATTCCAGTCTTTTCTGCTTTCTTTTTCAATGAAACGTCAGCATCTTCTTTCAAAGGAATTGGATCGAGTTTGTTCTTCTTACGAAGATCATTTAGTTGTTGAATAATCTTCTTTTGATTAGGAGAACCTGGCATATGACTCATTGCCTTTCTCATCAATTTCAACATTTGAACATTATCTGTAGAACTTTCACCAAGCTGCTTCTTAATCCAGTCTCTTGCGATTTTATTCTTCGGCTGAGCATTAGCGAACTTAGCCATTTGTTTATAAGCAGAAGTAGTAGCTTTTTGCCAGTTGGAACCTTCGGAATTATCAACGATGATGAAGTTCTGTTTAAAGAAGGCTTGGAATTTACCAATGTTCTTCTGAACCTCATCCCACATCTTCTTAACCGACTTTGGTCCAATGGTACGATCTCTCTTTGCATCTCGTGCGACCGCAGTTTCAAGGTCTGTATTGACAAGAATCATAGCGACATCATAACCGATTGCCTTTAATTTCTCTGCCTGCCTCTTGATCTTTTCGAAGTCTTTACCAGTTCCATCAATGACCAATCCAAGTCGACCTTGGATATATAAATCTCTTTGCTTAGCGGTCAATGTCTTCGCCTTAGTTCTAATCTCTTGGCCTTTTGGAGAGAAGATAAACTCTGGCTCCATTACACCGCCGGCTTTTTCAATAGCCTTTTCAAATGCTGGATCTGAATTAACGATCTTAAATCCAAGGGCGGTTAAACCAGTCTTTCCAACAGTAAATGATTTACCCGAACCAGGTCCACCCGCAAGAAAGATTGCCTTGAAGATTGCAGGATCATCAACACCTTCTTCAACTTCGGCCGGTTCAGTATCAATGATTGGATTTTTATCTTCATTAGTTGATTCGTTGGATGCTTTAATCTTTTTAAATCCACTAGTATTTTTCGCTGGATTGAATATTACAACTGCCTCTAAATCTTTTGAAAAATCCCTTGGGTCATAGTCGAAATATTGAAGACCAATATACTTATTCTTTTCTAATAGTTTGGTACCTTCCATTTTCAGTATTTCTGATTGAGACGGATTGGCAACCAATTCAAATACATATTCTTCAAAATCTACTTTATTATCTTCAAACATCTTTTGAACTTTTTTATCATCATAAGCTGCAATCTTTCCTTTTGGTTTAGCTTCATAGACATATGCAGTTTCACCTGATGCAATCATATTATGATACCACCCTTTAGAATCATCTCCTGCTGCATGTTGGATATCGATTGCAAAGAACATTGGTTTATTAGATGGTCGGTTAATCTTTTCAGTAGAACTATGATAAAGATTTTTGAACTTCGTTGCTTCATTTAAAACTTCTTCCCCAAACATATCTTTAAACCTCTTAGTATGTTTGGAAGGTTTTGTCTTGGCTCCTTTATCCCCTGGTGCTGGTTTATAAGCAGAAGGGTCATCATCATCTTTCTCTGCACCCTTTTTGAAATGAGCATCTCTTTTTGACTTAGTCGATTTTGACATCTCATCCCCTTCAGCATCCTTTGCAAAATACTTAGCGGGTTGAGTTCCTTTCTTATCCTTTATATCTTTATCTTGCTTTACTTCAACAATCTTATTAAGGAAATATTTCTTTTCATCCGAACCAATGATGTAGTTTGTGCATCTTTCAGTTATAGTATGAGTCTCTCCATTCAAATTAAGAAATCTATCTCCCACAAGAAATACTTCTTCGGCGATATATCTCTCGCGAATACTTGTTGTCTTGAGTTCGATGTGTTTGCGAAAGTTATTCATTTCCTTCAAGCCCATTCTCTTTCGAAGAAGATTGAAGACCGCTAGTTTATCCCCAAACGACTTTGGAAGACCTGTTGCGAAAGATTGGAAATCACCTTCGGTTGCCGCTGCTCTCATTTTAGAAGCAGACATACCAGAAACATCATCAGCATCTGGGTCTCTTTCGCCCGCAGAGACAATAGAGATTCCATCTGGAAATTCGTAGAAACCATGGCGAGCCTTGACGCCATTATACTTATTCAAGAGAGATTTGAAATCCGAAATTCTATCTGCTCCAACAACCATTGTTGCTTTTGTGTATCCTGCATTATAGAGATATACTAAAGCATCGATTGCATTCTTGATCTTCTTATCATAAACAATATTTCTACCATGTTTAGGAAAGATTTTGCGCATTAGCATCACCTTCTCTTTATAACCGAGAGGATTCTTCTTAGGATCAGAAGACTGAGAAGCGAAAATCTTATAATCATTGCCGATAGCAAGAGAAGCAACCTTAATCAAAAGCTTCTCGTGGCCAGTCGTTGGAGGATTGAATCTACCAAAGGTAAAGACTACACTCTTTGACTTCTCTTCATTATACTGTTTAAAACCCTTAATCATTATTCTTATTTATTACTTTAGTTTCTTCGTTTGGGCCTCCTCCGCCAGAACCTCTTTTTCTCTTTTGAGCATTATATGCAAGAATACCTAATGGATCTACTTCACTTCCCGCCTGACCAGTATAATCGACAACAAGGAAATCTTTGAAGCTTAAAATCTTTTCTGGTAATTTATCCATTATCGTGTTTTTCTTTTAAATTGTGAAGATTTCATTTCATCTTCAATATCTTTTAACGCTTCTGCTTTATCTTGTAGTTTACTCATCTCTGATAGTAATGCCGATGGTTTATCAGCATACTTTGAAAGACTTTTAACATCTCGGATAACCATTCTTTGAAGCTGCGATAAAAACATAGAACCATAATTCAATACTTGAATCATAGGATCTTTAGGATTCTTTTTAGTATCATCATTGTAAATGATAACACTTCTTCCTTCATTGATCAATACTTCTTTTGTGATATTTTCTAAATTTGTCATCTTTGCCAACCTTTCACAACGTCCTTACTGAAATTATTCATAGAGAATTCAAGTCTATCAACTAGTTTAACCGCACCAGAAGTGGTCTTGTCGATTGCAACGAATCCTTCAGAACCCGTGACCTTAAACCCATTCTTGGTGCGAACAAATGTATCAAGTTGTTTGACCTTATCAAGTTTATTTATAATAAGTAACTTAGCGTCTACAATAGCGTTCTGAAGTTCAAAAACAAGTTGAAGATTCTTTCTATTCTCTTTTGAGAAGAATCTCATCAATTCTTGTTCTTTCTTATCGATACCTTCTTTACCCTTTGGGGACTTTCTCTTTTGTCTTTCTTTTTCAAATCTATCTTTGAACCAGGCGAGAAGATCATTTACGTGCTTTGCAGGAGAAGCAATTCTTTCTCCTTTTCGAACAAGACTATTATTAAATGTTTCGAATTGACCTGCTAATTGTGGATTGTCTTGAATCTGTTTGAGTGTCGAGCTAGCAATCTTCTGAAAGATTTTTCCAGCATTACTCAATGCATCATTCACTTCCTTTGTTTCAACTGCGGATAAACTTGCTTTACCTGTGACATCTCTATATTCAGCATCTTGATACCAGATTGAAGATTTCTTTTTCAAACCCTTTAGATTGACACCATAGGATGCTTTCATTGAAGGGAAATCTTTACCCTTGTATGTCGTATGCCATACAACACCAAGGTTTGCCTTAGCGATCTGTTTACCTAGATCTGATTTAACAGGAACGGCATAAACGATTGTGTTGGGCTGGAATGTGTAGTAAGATTCTCCATCAATCGATTCCTTCGAAACATCTCCTTTTGTGAACATGATGTCACCTTGAATAACATCTGTGATACCAAGGTCTTTCAATTCATTAAAGGCAACTACTAATTTCTCTGCGAGATCACCAGATGTATCAGCACGAACATCGGCTTCTGATTTGTAGACCTTTGGGTCTTTATTAAAGATACCCTTCTTGGCAACAAAGAACTGACCGTCTGTTGGATCGATACCAGCAAAGACTGCAGGTGCTCCATCCCATTTTACCGTGACATCATAATTCTCATTACTATTACCCGCAAGCATATCTCTCATTGCTCTTAAAGCAAAGATAGCCTCTCGGGCACCTTTGACACCGCCATAGATCACACGATCTTCCACGTGCGTCATATGCACATTCTTACCTGCGGCTTCTGATAGATATGTTTTGAAAGATAACATTACTTCTTTATGATTTTATTGTTCTTAATTAAGTATTTATAAAAATTAATATCGATAT